TCGAGCCGCCCGCTAACACTGGCCGAGTGCAAGTCCTGGGGCGTCGAGGCCGGCGCGAGCGTCGAGTGTGACTGGAATGGGTTCACAATCATCCAGCCTGCGCCCAAGACGCGCGAGCAGGTCCTCAGGAGGCGCTGCGTGAGATCGAGCCAGCGCTACGCGAGTTGCAACGCGAGTCCCGCAATCTAGGAGACCACGAGTACGCTGCCGCTCACGAGATGGCCCGGATGAAACTCAGCGGGTCTATTCACGCCGCTCTGACGTGGAGGCCCGAGCCGTGACCGCCCAGACCTTCGCCAACCTGAAGAAGCTCGCGCTTGTCGCGCCGGCCCTACCGCGCGAGGTGCCCTCGTACTCGCCGCAGGCGAAGTTCTACGAGGCCGCGCGGAAGTCTGTGCCCGTGCTCGTGGACGAGCTGGAGCGGGTCAAGGCGGAGCTGGCCGAGGTGAAGAAGTGAAGCGCCACGCTCCCGAGGAGTACCGCGCTTCGAGCCCCGGCCCGCTCTTTGAGTCTCCGATGGTGCGCCGCACCGACCCGGCCACGTCCGCCGGCGCCGCCGTGGTCGTGCAGCCCGAGCTTGGACGCATCCAACGCCTTGTCCTCGACGTCTACCGCGCGCACGGTCCGATGACCGCGCGTGAGGCCGAGCAGCTCCCCGAGTTCGAGTCCTACGGGTTCTCGACGATTCGGAAGCGCATATCCGAGCTGGCGACGGCCGGCCTACTCGAATCGTGCGGCGTGGACAACGCCGGACGCGCACCCTGCACCATTTACCGCTTGAAGGAGGAGAGACCGACATGACCCCCGCCCCCCAACCGTCGCGCGAGGAGCTGAAGTCTCAACGCAAGCGCGAGTTCTGCCCGTACTGCGGCGCAGAGGACTTCGACTGCGAGAAGCCGCTCGAATGCCAGCGAGAGATCGCCGCCGAAGAGCGCGACGCGATGGAACGCGAGATTCAGGAAGTGAGAGAACGCCATGGCTACTACTGAGAGAGACGAAGCGCACGACTTTCTGTGGCAGGCAACCCTGCTGAACCCTCACGAGCGCGAATCGGCTCAGCCGAAGCTGGAGGCACTCTTGCGCGCCGCCGAGTCTCGTGGCCGCAGAGCCGGGCTGGAGCAGGCGTGCGCCGAAGCGAGAACGCGCGCGATGACTTGGGACACATGCCGCGACGCGGCGCCAGCCCTCATGGGGCTCGTGGTGTGGCTTGAGGGCAAGCTGCAACAGGAACAAGGCCCGGGTAGTCCATCGAAGGACCCGCGAGGTAACTCGGCGGGAGCAGGTGCAAGCCCTGCCCCGGGCGCCTCTCCAGCCGCGCGCGACGCGGCGATGGATCAGGACATGCGAATCCGAGCGCTTACCGCGTTAGGCGGCGTAGCTCAATCCTCGCTCGTCGATCAATTGGTGCGCTTCGCCGCCTCCGAGTGCGCGACCCGCGACGCGCGGGTCGCCGAGCTGGAGGCGGAGGTCGAGCGGCTGAAGCGTCTTGTGCTTCACCACGCCGAGGGAGATGTTGTAACGCAGGGATCGTTCAACGCACTCGTCGGCGCTCTAGCTAGCGCCGAAGCGAGATGTGAGCAGTTGCGGACCGACAATCTCGGTGCGCGCGAGTTCATCGAACGGCACACGCAAGACTTCGCCCGCGCCTGGGATGCCGGCAGGGACGCGGCGGCGGAGGTCGCAATCGAACGGGTGCGCAAGGCCCGTGAATTGTGGTTCGACGACGCCCTAACATCGGAGTCGCGGGCGCAGCACTTGATCGCAAGCCAGTACCTCGAAAGCGTCGTGGCTTTGATCCGCGCGCTGCGCCGCCCCGAAGAAGAACAGCCGGGGGCGCACACAACGGACGAGGCTTTGGCGCCAACGGCGAGCCGCGCAGGTGGGAGTTCGCACGCGAACCCGGACCACCGCACGACTTCGCCCGAGGCGGTGGGTAGCGAGCGGTTGACCAGTGTGCCCCCGGCTGCCTCCGCGCCGCGCGAGGACGCGGGGACGCTGGAGCGCGCGGCGGAGATCCTCGATGATGGTCTGCCCAGTTCCGAAGTGCTCGTCGACGAGCTGCGCAGCCGATCCAGGGGACTCCGCTCCGCCCCGCTCGCCTCGCCCGCTGGCGGAGAGGCGCGGCAGGCTGCGCAGGAGAAGATCGAGTTCCGCACTGGATCGGAGTGGGAAGACGTTGATGGTGCGGATGGAAGCGCTCCGATTGTCCCGTCCGCCCCGCCGCCCGCCACCGGCGACGTGTTCGAGCGGGCGGCAATGGACTGGTACGGCGGGACGCTCGACCTGCGCGCGCGGAACCTCTCGAAGTTCCTCTCGGCCCGCTTCGGCCCCGCAGTCGCGGCGCTGGAGATGATCGCCAAGCACCCATGCGGCGCGTCTGTGCAGCCGATGAAGAAGCCAGACGAGGAGCCGTATCACTGCGGCGAGTGCGCCTGGTGCGTCGCCAAGGACGCCCTGTCCGAGCTGCGCGCCGCGGGCGCGGCGAAGGGAGCCTCCTCCAATGGATAGGAGCAAAAAGAAGCCGAAGGCGGTCAAGGCGTGGGCGCTCGTGTCGCCAGACGGGAGACTGCTCCCGAATATGTGCAGTTCGTCGCGCGAGCTTCTGCAACACCACAAGTCGTCATTGCAGAGGCTCATCCGCGTCGAGATCCGCCCGCTGCCGCGCGCGAAGGGGAGGGGAAGCAAGTGAGCGAGATCCTGATCCTCAAGTACAGGAACGGAAAGACGCTCTCGCTCGATAACCGCTGGGACAGGGACGACGAGATCGAATTGTGTGTCGAGACGTCTGACGGCGAGCAGTCTTTCTACCTGACACGCCAGAACGCTGAGCGGATGCGCGATCACCTGACGGCGATGCTCGCCACGCACCGCCCCGCCGCGCCCGAGGTGAAGCCGTGACGCCCGCCCCTGAACCCGTCAGCGACGCGCTCACCGTGGCGCGGTGGAAAGAGCCTTATCGCTTCACGGCGGCGCCAGGCACCGAATACGGCAAGAGCGATCTAGCCAACGCGGAGACCCTGGCGCGGTTGCCGTCGTGGCTCGCCGAGTGCGAATCGCTCATGGTCGAGCGCGGCCTCGGCGAGGCGTACGGGAGAGCGCTGTCCGCACAACTAGGATGGGACGAGATGGCGAACGGTAACCTTGTACTTATCGCCGGCAGCGGTATTACATCCATCCGCACCGCGCCGCTCTCCACCGTCCTGCGCGCGCTCGCGGCTGTCGTCAGGGCGGAGGGGGAGAAAGCAAAATGAGCTGTCAGGAATGCAACGGGATGCGACACGCGATTCTCTACGGCCTGCTCACGAACGCGCAGTCGCGCGGGAAACTTCCGCGCTGTCAGCACGGCTCGGCGCTGATCGACTGGAGCGGAGAGGAGCTGGCGCCAACCTGCGGATGCCAGGCCGTCGCCTTGGGGGTCGCGCGCGCAACGCTGATGCTGTCGATGGTCCCCCGCCGCGCGCAGGATCGAGGTGCCGAGTGACGACAGAGCCGGACACGCGCTACCGGATCGAGGCGCCGGCCCTGATTCAGTTCAGCGGAGGCCGGTCGAGCGGGTTCATGCTGCGCAAGATTCTGGACGCGCATGGTGGCGCGCTTTTGGATGGCGTGCATGTCGTCTTCTGCAACACTGGCCTGGAGCACGCCAAGACCTACGAGTTCATCGAGCGCGTGGAGCGCGAATGGTCGGTTCCGATTCACTGGCTTGAGTACCGCCACGCGGGCGGGCACCGCTTCGTCGAAGTACGGCCTGAAACTGCAAGCCGCAACGGTGAGCCGTTCGAGAAGTTGATCCGCGCATCGAGCTACCTGCCGAACCCGGTCACTCGAAAATGCACCGTCGAACTGAAGATCAGAACCGCGAAGCGCTACGCGAAGTCTCTCGGCTGGGCGACGTGGACGAGCGTGATTGGGCTCCGCGCCGACGAGCCGCGTCGCGTCGCCAGGATGCGCGGCGACATCAAGGCCGAGCACGTCGAGATGCCGATGGCGCGGGCAGGGCACACGCGCGCGGACGTCGGCCTTTTCTGGACACTCAGTCCGTTTGACCTCATGCTCCCCGGAGATGATGCCGCCTTCGGTAACTGCGTTGGGTGCTTCCTGAAGAGTCGCGCCAGGCTCCAGCGCGTTGCGCGCCGTGAGCCCGAGGCGTTCGCGTGGTGGACACGCATGGAGTCGCTGCGACTGTCGCAGAGCCCAAGCGCGTTCACGTTCCGCTCTGACCGCCCAAGCTACGAGGCCATGCTGCACGAAGCCCGCACGCAGGGCGTGATGTTCGACGACGAAGAGGAAGGGCTCCCGTGTGCCTGCCATGACTGATCGAGGTGCCGAGTGACGCTGCCGAGCAGGGAGAGGCTGGAGGAGCTGCGCGACGATCGCGGCAAGGCGTGGAGCGTGCATTGCTCATGGTTGGCAGATGCGGTCAGTGACAATGAGTTCCGCACCCTGCTCGACGCCGCAATCGCGCTGCGGCGGCTGGAAACCTACATGGCCGACCCAAGGCTGCTGGAATCCTACGCGCACGTCACTCGCATCGCGGCGCGAGTCGAGTGGGGCGACATGGCGCCGAGCTGGTACGTCGAGGTCGAGGGTACGGAGTCGCCACGCCAGCACGGTAACGGCCCCGACCTGCTCGCGGCCCTCGTCGCCGCGCTCGAGAAAGCGGGCGCGAAGTGACGGACGACCACGAGCCTAAGCGTTTGCTCTTGCGTGCTCTCTACTGCCGCAACCCGACCGACGCCGAAGTGCGCGAGTTCGAGCAAGCGCTCCGGGCGCGGACGACACCGGATGAACGTGCCGAGCCGGAGAAGCAGGAACACCCGCGCCACAGCGACGCGGGCGCAACAGAAAGACCCTGACATGAGACACTCCCTTGTTGCGATGGCGCTACTCGCGCTCGCTGCGGCTGCGGAAGCCGGCGATATCCCCAACGACAGCCAATGGTCGGGAGGAGGTGGGAACGAGACGATCACGGTCGGGGTCACCGACGATCCGGCCACAGCCGGCGGGTCCGTCTTCTACAGCGTCAGCGACTCGACAGGCAGCAGCGCCACCGTCCCCGGCGACATGGGCGCCAACGGCTCTGACCTCCACCCCACGGTCTCGACCGGCGAGGAGACGAGCACGACAGGCGGCAACCACTACCGCGCCAGCAATGGGAAGATGCAGCGCAAGGGCCGGGATGGCCAGTGGAAGGACATGAAGCTGAAGAAGAAGCACACCCGCAACGGCGGGCGCTCCGATCACCTTCAAGCGGGCCAGCCCGCGCCGCACGACGGCTGGCTGTTCTCGCCCACGCATCGCACCATTCGGCTCTTCAAGGCGCAGGCCGCGCCGTGGAGCGGCTGGCTGACCGGCGGCGAGGAGATTACGAGCCTTCCCGAGTGATATCCGGGGCACCCAGCGGACGCCGACGTGACCCAGACACGCTAGGACACTGGGCCAGCCGCAAGGCTGCGCTGATTCGGTCATCTGGGTGCATTCCGCGCGGCCCAGGCGATGTGTAGCGAGCACGCCTGGGCTGTGGCACTTTCACCTCATCGGGTGCAGCTTCGCCTGCTTCGGTCCGTGGCGCAGGAGCGCGCCCAAGGACTTCTCGGGGTACTGCTGCACCGGACGGACCTTCTCGCTGAGCCGCTTTCCCCACCCCTCGCCGCACTCGTAGCGCGCCGCAGCGCAGCCGTGGTCATCGCAGGCGTCGCTCGGAACAGCCATCAGCTCGCCGGTACTTGCCTTCGTGGCGAAGACCCACGAGGGAATCTCCTCCTCGAAGCCGCACGGGCGCCCTTCCTCGCGGAGCTGCGCGTCGATCCCCTCTCGAGCCGCGTCGCGCATCAGGAACGTCCGCACCTCGCCCTTGCCGTCGCGGAAGCCCCAACGCAGGAGGTCGATGCCGGCGAGCAGCATGTCATCCTTCTTCGAACGCAGGCGGTTGTCGGCACCGATGGCGATGGCCGGAGCGCCGCGCCCGGCGAATGGCGTCAGACGCCGATTGAATGCCTCGATGATCGCATTGAAGGACGGGTCGCAGGCGATGTACCGGAACTGAAACTCCTTCCACAGGCGTTCCGCCAGCTCGGCCCACTGGTCTACCTGCCACTTGAGTCGGCACACCTCGACCACGAGGAAGCGCCGGCCGTAGCGATCGTACGCCCAGACCTGGAGGTTTCCCGGGTCCGGTGAAAACCCCCAGTCGTAGCCGGCGCCGAACCAGTCGATCGGCACGGGCGTGCGACGCATCGGGTCCTTGGCGTCGGCGCTCCACGATGGATGCTTGACGTGCAGCAGCCAGCCGGCGCCCGGCGTCTTCACCAGTTCGCCGCCGAGGAGATGCACCGCCGGATCGAAGTCCTCGAGCACGCGCCCGGCCTCGTCTACCCACTGGTGGTTGCGGTACTTCTCGCGCTGCGGGCCGCGCAGGCGGCCCAGGACGCCGAGCAGGTACTCACGCCCCTTCGGTCTCCACGCGCCGCTCTGGTGGTCGAAGAATAGCGGGTTGTCCTCGTGGCGGCTGTCGATCCAGCGCATCCGCCCAATCTCGGCGCCCCCGCAGCGGGCGCACGCCGTCACGGCAAGATCCTCGTGCGAGTTGCCGCACGCGAGACAGATGGCCTCACGGCAGCGCTTCAGGATCCAATGGCGCGTCCCCCCAGGGTTCACGTCGAGCACGGCCTGCTGATACGGGCCGGCGCTACCCGAGAGGCGCGTGAGCAGCGTTTCCCAGTCGGCGACGCTCGGGAGCTGCTCGCCCTGGAAGAATTTGACGCTATCGAGTTCGGACGAGAGGAACCCGGCGGGATCGTCCATGCCGCCAAGGATCACGGTCGATCCGTTCGGGAACTGGTACGTCGAGCGCCCGTCGCGCTGGCGTTGCCCGAGGGCCGCGTGCCTGTGCCCGAGGATCTTGGATTCCCAGTCGGGCAACACGCTCTCGGAGAGTGAACGCCGCGTCATGCGCACGAAGAGCTGACGCCATCCAGGAAACGTCTCCGCTTCCCACTTGGCCTTGACGAGCGTGCCGTTCGTCTTGCCCGTGCGCGCGCCGCCCGCGATGACAACCTCGCGGTCTTGAGACAGGAACAGCTCACCGGCGCCGCCGTAGAGCTGGCGCAGCACTACGCGAGCAGCTTCGCCTTCGGCGCGAGCAGCGGCGTGGCTGCCGCGTCCATCGTCCCGAGGATGAGCGACGCGGGCACGATGAAGAGCATCTCAGGCTTCCACGACGGATGCTGGAAGCATGTGTCGCCGCGCGCGATGAGTCGCGTTCCGGCCGGCAGCCCTTCGACGGGTACGAACACGCCGTGTTGCCACTCGCCTGGGCCGTGGCGAATCACCTCGTACTCGGCTTCGGCGTCGATGCCGTCACCGTTGACGCGCACGATGGTGGACTTCTTGGGGAGGACGCGGCACAGAACCCACTCGCCGCGCGGCTGGAACCGATCTGCGTAGTTCGACATGGCGAGCAGCCTAGCGCCGTGGCCGCGCTTGAATCAAGGCGATGCGGACGCGACCCTTCCGGCCATGGCCATCATCAACCCGGTCAACTTCGCGGCAAATCCGTCCGGCGGCAGCCCGTTCCCGCAGACGATCACTGACCCGAACGCGCCTGGTGACATGATCCCGACGGCCGTGGTGTTCATCATCTCGGGGCACAAGGTCTCGCTCGGCGGCCTCGGTGTGGTCCCGAAGGCACGCGGGCGCATCTCGATCGGTTTCGCCAACTTTTCGGGCGGCTCGGTCTCGAACCAGTACGCGATTGGCGGCTCGTTCGACAACAACACGACCCCGGCATCGACGAGCACGGCGGACTACCGCGTAGACAACGCCAAGGTGCTCACGCTGCCGTCGAGCGTCGGACCTGGCGCGCTTGAAATGGACTTCACGCTCACGGGCGCATCCGCGGGCGCCGTCAGCGGGAACTGGTCGAGCACGAGCGACTTCTACGGGCAGGCCTGGTTCATCTACGGTTCGATCGTCGAGGCGTCGCTCGAAATCAAGGCGAACGACGCCACGAGCGGGAACACCGTTTCCAGCACGACGCTCGGGAAGAAGCCGGATCTGCTCTTCGCGGCGACGTGCGGACAGACGATCGGCGCGGCCGGCGGCGGCAACGATCACCTCATCTCGTTCGGTGTGATGGCGCGCGCCTCAAACACGCAGGGCTGTGCGACGTGCGCGGGCGAGCAGAGCCAGTCGCCCACGTCGGTCGGGACGATCATCCGGAACGACGCGATCTTGTCGCAGGTCCTCTCGGCGGCCGGCACGGTGACAGAAGGCGTGCGCATCGAGGCGGCGTTGACGAGCACGGGCTTCGATTTGACGACCAGGAACGCGAACACGTCGATCGACGGCATCTACCTCGCGCTCTACCTCGGCGGGGCGCGGTGCTGGACCGGCGTGGAGCAGATCACGGCCGGCTCGATCGGTTCGAAGTCGATCACGTCGCCAGGCTTCAAGCCCCGCACGGTGGGCGCCCTCGGCGTCGAGATTGTCTCGACGATCAACACGCTTTCGGTCGTCAACGGGCGCCTGAGCGTCGGCCTTGCAACGGCCCAGGCGCAAGGGATGGTCTCGTACTGGTCGCGCGACAACCGGACCACGAGCGAATCGTCGAGCTTCGCGTCGCAGTCGGACATCGTTGGCCTACCCGCCGCCACGCTCTCGCTCGACTATCTGTCGAACCTCACGGCGATGACGGCCACGGGCTTCGACATCAACGTCTCGACGGCCGCAACCGGGGACAGGCTCGTGCTCTTCTTCGCGGTGGAGGGGCAGTACGACCGCCCGTACCTGATCCCGCCCGCGCAGCGCGTGCGGTGGCCCGGTAGGCGAATGTAGATCTGCCAGCCCGCGCGTCCTACTCTGGCCGCTCCCCGAGGAGTCCTCGGGTAACCCAAGACCACCACGAACGAGGAATCCTATGGGACGCATGTACTCGGGCCGCGTCGCGGCCGTCAACCTGCCGGCCACCAACGCCTTCGACGTGTTCGAACTCGTCGCGCCCGCTGACTCCACCGTCGTCATCCACTCCATCGTCTTCGGGCAGAGCGGCACCGCCGACTTCGGCGACGCGCAGGCCGAGGGTCTCCCGATGGAGTTGCTGCGAGCGAGCGGAACGACCACGAGCGGCTCCGGCGGCTCGACGCCCACGCCCGCGCCGCACAGTTTCGGCGATCCCGCCTTCGGCGGAACGCTCGAGGCATCCAACACAACGGTTCTCGTCGTCAACACGGGTGCGCTGACCACGATCCGCTCGGAAGCGTTCAACGTGCAGGCCGGCTACCAGTACCTCCCGACGCCGGAGGAGCGCATTATCCTCTCGCCGTCGCAATCGCTCGTCGTGCGCATCCCCGTCGGCCCTGCCGACGCGATCGCCACGACCTACGCCACGATCACGTTCGAAGAGTGCGGCGGGTGATCCATGGGGAAGTGGGTCTATCGTAGACCCTACTTCCGCCAGCCGCGCACGCGCCTGCCGCTGACGAGGGGCCACGGGCTCCTCGTCGCGGCCTTCTTCAGGCGCCGTGCGAACGTGCGGCGGCGGGCGTGGGTCCGTCGCCGCGCGCCGGCCTGGCTTGCGGCGCTCAGCCATGGGCACAACGCGCACCTGGCCGGCATCGTGCGTGCGCTCAGACGCCAGCGGCGGCGCCCGCGCGTCCAGCGGCGCCTTGGGGTCACGTTCGGCGTGGCCGCCGCAGCCGCAGCCGCCGGTCGCGTGCCGGCGCTCCGTGTGCGCCAGTTGCGCCGCGTCAACCGTCCGAAGCGCGTGCGCCGCCTGCGCGCGCCCGGGACGGTTGAACCGCCGACGCCGCCGACGAACAAGACAGGGACGGTCGCTCGGTTCCGCCGTGCCGTTGCTCGCAACCTTGACGCCCTTCGTCGGCGCCTCCGCTGGAAGCCTCGGCCGGCAGACATCCCGCCGATCGTCGTGCCGCACGGTGAGGAGACAGTCCTCAAGGGCCGCATCGCGCAACCCGGCATGACGCGAGGGCGCATCGTCACGGGGGGGATGTAGGTGGTCGACCAGATTGCCGTCGTGACGGTGACGGTCTCAGCCACCGGAAACCTCGACTTCACCGACCCTTCCATCACGCAGGCATTCTCGGCGGCGGTCTTCTTCGTGACGCGCGAGACGACCGACAGCTCCGACCGCGCTGGCGCGGACATCGGCATCGGATTCGTGTCAGCCGAGAGCGGTTCGGGTGCGAGCGGGAATCAAGCCCTGTCGGCCTTCGCGGAGGACGGCAACGGCACCGGGCCAGCGACCGGATTCTCGACGACGACCGCGCACGCGATCAGTCTGACAAACACGACGCTCGCCGGCACCGTCGTGCTCGAGGCCCAGTACGGTTCGTCCATCGCTGGCGGCGTTCGCATGAACGTCACAACATGCACCATCACCGGCAAGATCACGGCCATCTTGTTCGCGGGCCTAACTCGGGCCGCAGCCGATGCGGTCTCCTCCACCACGAGCAGCGCGACCGAACCCGTAGGGAATACAGGCGTTGGAACATTCTCGCCGGATCTCGTCATCTTCGCTGCGTCCGACACCGCCAACAGCACAGCGCCGGCCAACGGGATCGGCGCGTTCCCGAACATCGGCTTCGCGGTCAAGGCATCGCTGGCCCAAGTCTGCGCGCACATCAACGCCGACGACGCGACGGAGCCGACGGACGCAGACGGATTTATCCGCAGCGCCAACGCCTTCGGACACATGAACTCCGGTACTCGCGCCCGCGAGGTATCGACAATTTCGGCCTTCCCGGCCTCCGGCTTCACGCACCAGTCGGACGCCGGGACCGTCAACGCGCACTACCTGGCGCTGAAGTTCTCGGGTGTCGTTCGCCTGGGGGTGGCCAACCATTCGCTCGCCGCGTCCGAGACGCTCCAGAACTTCACGGCGTACGGGTTCACTCCTGGGATGGTGCTCGGGATGGGCACGTTGCTCACGGCGGTCGATGCAGCTCAACAGGACGGACCGCTCGCGTCCTGCATGTCATACTTCGTCACGGGAAGCTACGCCTCGCGCGCAATCGCTTGGCACACGCGCGAGGGCATCAGCATCCCGGCCGACCGCGCCACGACGGACGCGCACACGCGGCAAGAGGACGTGGCCGTCCTCCAATATGACCACCAGGGCAACGTCGTGCAGCGCGCGACATGGGCCGGCGGGACCGGCGCGAATTTCGGCCTGCTCTTCTCTGTGGCATCCGAGCCCGGGACGCTGACGGCCCTCGGCATCGCCCTGGCCCAGGTGGAGGGCGAGACCGAGACGCTGAGCGATGGGTTCGTCTTCGCCCTCAAGGAAGCCTCGGGCGACACAGAGAGCCTCACAGATGCGTTCGCCATGCACGGTGAGCAGACGTTCGCCCTGAGTGAGACGGAGACCATCGTGGATGGCTTCGCGACGAAGATGGCGCTCGCTGCCTCTCTCGGTACGGCCGACCCTGCTGGGTGGATCTATTGACCTCTCCGAGTACCCTAGACGCCAAGGAGCACCCCATGCCCTCTACCTCAGCCGCTCAAGCCCGCGCGATGGCAGCCTCGTGTCATGGCACCTCGAAGCTCGGCATCCCGAAGAAGGTGGCCTGTGAGTTCAACCGCCACGACAAGGGCACAGGCATCTTGAAGGGCGCCCGGCCCAGCGCCCGCTACAAGAAGGGGCACGGGTACTGATGCCGATCTCTCCGGTCGTCTTCCAGGGTGAGCGCTTCGAGGCGGGGACGAAGTACCCCACCGCTCGAGTCGTGGACAAGGACGGGGCGATCGTGAGCCAAGCCGACTTCTCGGGCATGGTGCAGCGGCGCGTCTACGACATGAGCAGCCTGACGCCTGCGACGGCTGTGCTCTCGAACACCGTGGCGGTGGCGAACGTGCTGTTCAACGCGCTCCAGACGTGGGACATCGACAGCGACGGGTACAACTTCCGGGACGCCGTGAGCTCGAACGACGTGGCATGGGAGGGTGGGCACGTCTACCGGCTGAGCTACCTCCTGCCGCACACGAGCCAGGGCTACATCCCGGTCGTGTTCGACATGAAGGTGATCGCCCTGCTCTCGCTCTAGCTGTTGAGCTTTCGGCGGGCCAGAACCTGCGCCATCCGTGCGTCCAGCTCGTTCGGCCCGAGCAGCTTGCGCAGCTCGTCCAGGGAGCAGGGCGCGGCCCACTCTTCGGTGTCGTTGATCGTGAGCCAGCCGGCACGCTTGAAGCCCTTGATCCGGGGCGACTCGTAGCGCTCGGCACTGCCCTCGAGTCTGGCTAGCGCGAGGCGCACTTCGTCCTCGTCGATCACCCCACAGGCGCCATCGATGAGCACTCCTATCGATGCATCGGACGCCACCACGAGGTCCCGCATCGCGATGCGCTCCTCGGGCCAGCATCGACGCACACGCAATAGGCCCTTCCAGGAGCGCACTTCGGCGTCCAGATGGTCTAGATCACTAGCCCACGGGATGAGCGCCGTGGCGGGCAGCCCAATGCGTCTGGAGACAAGGCGCAGCAGAGGCACGTCGTGGATGGGTGCGAGGAGCTTGGAGCCGGCTGCACACCAGACACCGATAGCGTTGCTCATGGCTTGGCCCAGTCGCCGTAGTGGAAGACGTAGACGGCTAGCTGCATCTCGGCCTTCGTGGGCTTGCGCCTGAGGGTCTGGCGGAGGATGTGTTCGATCAACGGATGCGCGTGCGCCCTGCGTCGCCGCTTGGTCTTCACCTTGCGCTTCATCCGCACTCCCCGACCGTGGGGCCGATGGAGCAGTAGAGCGGGCGCCCGTCCTTCGCCGTCTTGCAGCGCCAGTGCTTGGCGGGCATCCCTGGGATGATCTTGGGATCGAGTCGTCCGGCCGCGTGTACTTGGAGCATGACGGAGAGCGCCGCTAGCCTGGATTGGAAGCGGGCCTCGAGCTCGGGCGTGTGGGGCACCTCGAGCTCCACGAGCTGCCCGGCCGTCACGCCTTTCCGTGCGTCCGAGTCCTTCGCCTCGAACACGAGCAGGCAGCGGATGGCTTCCGGTGCTAGGAATCCATGCACCAGATGCTCAGTGCCATCCTCCGCCGTCACGAAGACGCTAGCGTTTCGCGCTACGCCGTGACGGTAGGCCTGGAGCTGGAGCTCGTAGTCCTCGCCCGCGCCCTCTGCGCCCGTAGCGAGCAGCCCCATCTTGAACCCGCCAGCCGTCTTGAAGTCCACGATGGTTCGCAGGCTCGGGATCCACAGGTCCAGGTGACCGAGCATCGGGCGCTCGACGCCTGGGATTGGAATCGTGACCTCGAGTTGGAGGACAGCATCCGGCCAACAACGCTTCGCCACTGCTTCCAGCGCTGCGCCGCGCTGGTGTCCTAGCTCGAACACGCGCAGCGACTCTGGGCTGTCCGGCCTGCCCTCGAATCCTGCCAGCCTATGCGCCATCTCGCGCAAGCATCCGCCGCAGCCTGATGCGCGTGGGAACCATGGAGAGCTGTCCGGCTTCTCTGTGGCGCTATATGCCGCGTTGAGTGCCTCTACGATCATTCGCGCACCTTCGTTCGGATGTGTTCGGCCAGTATGACGGCGCGGAGGAACGGGATCCCGTAGTCCTCGAGCACGCGCAGCGCGGTCCGATAGACGTGCTCGGATTGCTCGTGCGTGAACCGTTCCAGGTCTTCCGGCCCGCCCTGCCAGTCCTGGGATTGCGTGGTGTCGTGCAGCCCTTGATCGGTCATCGCCATCCCCCTCGTTCTTCCTGGCGCTCCTGCTCGGAACGCTCTGTCGCCTCTCGCGTACCGCCCACGGCACGCGCGTCACGGTCGCGGTCGGCCTGCTCGTCGGTGAGCCGGATCGTGTCCAGGTCCCACGCGCAGCTCGTGCAGATGCTCTCCATCGGTCCGCAGTTGAACACGTCTGAGCGCATCCGATGGCATGAGGCGCAGCGCGCTTCGCTTAGGTTGCTCATTGGTCCTCCCGGAACGCTTCTGCGACCTCGGTCCAGTTCACCTCACTCAGCGCTGTGCCGAGCAGGACCAAT